TGCCGGCGGTCAGTGCGGTGTTGAACGCCACCTGCATGGCGACGACGGCGGCGGCGGCGTAGGCGGCCACGTTGGCGATCTGCACCGTCACCCCGTCAGCGGCCACCGACAGCCCGCTCTGACGGGCGAGCGCGTCGGTGGCCAATCCGTCCGGGACCACCACCCAGTTGAGCGTCGGGGCAAATCGTCCGGTGGGATCGCCGGTCGTGAGGTCCGCCCACACGCCGAGATTGTGTTCGTCAATACGTATCCAATAGGCCATTTTCAAAATCTCCTACCACTCGATATACACGAGACCAGCACAGCCCAGCGACGCCGTAGTCGTGTTGGTTTCGCTGCCGCCGCCACCTGCGCCAAACCCGACGCCGCCGGCGCCCCCGTACCAGCCACCGCCGCTGACGCCCGATCCCGCCGTGGGGGCCGTGGCACCCGATAACAGCAGCCCGCCGGCCCCCCCACCGCCGTTCGCGCTCGGGCCGGAGCCTCCGCCGATCCCCGGCGCCCCCGCGCTGACGGCGCTCCACACGAACACCGCGAACTGCGCGGTAGGAATGGAGGTACCTGCCAGCGCGGCCGTGTTTACGTCGTTTCCAGCGGCGCCGCCGCTCGCGCCACCGGTGCCGGGACTGTTCCAGTTCATCGACTGGGTGCCCCCGGTCGCACTTATGAGCGCTCCGACGCTGGTGGTGCCCCCGGTCCCGTAGGCGGGCGCCCCGATCGTGATCTGCAACTGCTGTCCAGGCGTGACGGCCAGCGTGACAACTGCGACGTTTCCGGCACCCCCGCCCGGCCCGCCCGGCCCCCCTTGACCCGTCCCACCTGCGCCGCCGGCGCCGATTGCCAACACTCTGATAGACGTGATCCCGGCCGGGACAGTAAAAACCTGCGAGATAGTGAGGATGGCGAAGCCGTGAATTGGCGAGTTGTAGGAGAGCAATTGGAACGCGGCTCCGTCATAACATAGTTCGTAGACCCCGCCCGCGACCAGCAAAGCGGCCGGTATCGGCGTCCCGTTTTGTAGTTTGATCGCCACCGCCCCCAGACCGTTGACGTTCAGGGTTGCCGCGCCGGTGTTGGTGGTGGCCACCTTGACCCGGAGTGGTATTTGCCCTGCGATCAACGCCGATGGTGCCGGGGTCAGCGTCACCGCCAGCGCGTTGACGGTGCCGGTGTCCACCCCATAGTTGGCCGCCTGGGCCTGTATCTCGGCGGTTGGCGCCGGAGCGGGCGCCACCAGTATCCACGCAGACCCGGTGGCGACGAGGAATGTGGGGACCATCGCCAGATCACGGCCCCGCAGCGGCGTGCCGTCGGCTCGGGTGATCGGGAGTGCCCCGGTGCCGTTGAGGTTGAGCGTCGAGGGGCCGCTGTTGGGGTACGCCGGCACGAACCGGAGCTGATAACCGAACGGGATAACGGGCAGCGTAGCCGCGACCGTCACCGCACAGGCGTTCAGGGCTCCGGTATCCGAATACACCGGGGCCGACGGACTGACCACGGCGACAACGACCCAGTCCGCCGCGGTGCCGGCTCCCGCCGTCGCCGTAATTTGCACCGTGACGTTGATAGCGGTGACCGCGGTCACGTTGCCCCACCACCGGAGGGCCGGGTTTGCGCGCGAGGTGCCCTGCACAAACGTATAGAGTGCAAACGGTACCGGGACCTGGATCACGATCGTCTGCCCGAAGGGGGGCGCGCCCGGCAGCGTCAGAGGCGTCGTCGAGGTGGCCCCGGCGCCCGCCAGCGCGCTCAATTCTGCCAAGACATCAGACAACATCGGCAATAAATTTGACCTAAATCCGCCGGCCCCCATATTCCCGGGAGGGAGAATCCCGTCATTATAGATGTTTCCATTGGCGAAAATCTGGGTCATGACTAAATAACCTCCTCAATATTTATTACAAAGTTGAATTGATTGTCGGTTACCGCCGATATCGGTCCGGGACTGACGTTGCGCGCGAGAAATGAGGTCCGCAGCCACTGCCTGGGATCGTTTGGGGCCTGTATCCACATCGCCGGGGTATCGATGTCGTTTTGACGCAGATCCTGGAAGGTTAACTGACAGGCGTCGGTGGCCGGTGCCGCTTCGACCTGTCCCGAAAATGTCCGTGGGGCGGCCCGCCGATCGAACTCCAGCACGCCCCCTTCCTGCTCGCTCGACCGGGTACGAAAACGGAACCCAATGGCGCCTTTATAGGAATAGTTGACCGTCAGTTGCCATGCCGACGCCAGATCGATCATGCCGATATCCACGAACCCGGCGGCGTTGGTGGGGTCCGAGACCTCAACGGTGACGCTCTGCGCCAGCCACGGAGCGGCGAACAGGATCGGGTAGGTCCAGATATAGCCGGCGATGTCGTCGCTGCTGTATTGCCCGCTCCACCACCGCGGGTCCTCCCACGCCAGGGCACCCACATCGAAGGCCGGGGGCCACGCCGAGGCCCAGCCGGTGTCCTGGAGCAGCGCGCCGAGCAGGTAGAGCGTCCCGGAGCCTGCCGTCCCGAGCGCCACCGGGTTGACCCCGGCAACCGCGTCGGCAGGCGAGACGTGCAGGGTGAGTGCCCACGGCGTCACCACACGGACGGTATAGACGCTGCCGTCCGAGAGACCGGCCGGCAGCGACCCTGCCGCCGCCCAGACCACGACCGCGTCGCCGGTCTGGCGCCGATGGACCCCTGCCAGTTGCCCAGTGGCCGGATTGGCCGTCACCGGCACGCCGGCGCCCGACCATAGGCGGCACCGATACTGCCCGGCGAGACTGATCGTGTGCCGGACCAGCGAGACCAGCTGCACCGCGCAGGGCTGCGCGAACTGCGCCAGATACCGGGTCGACGACGGCGCCACGCCTGCGCTGCGGCAGACCCGGGCCAACGGCTCGACGGCGAGATTGCCGCACGGATACGCCGCGTTATACGACCCATAGAGCGGGTGCCATATCGCTCCGGTGGTCCAGCGCGGCAGTCCGCGAATGGCGTTGCTCGACGGCGCCGTCATGACGGGGTCGCCCCCCAGGCGGTGAGCACCACCGTGTGGTGGTCGGTGTGCTGGACCCCGATCACCAGCATCAACTTGCCGGCGGCGAGACCAAATCGCGGAGAGACTACGGTGATGACCGCGCCCAGGCGTGCCGCTACGATCGAGGTTTGATCGGGCTTGTATTCGATCTGACAGGTGTCGCGCAGCACCCCGTAGATCGTCGCCAAGTGGTTGGCGAGGGCAATCGCGTCCGCAGTATTGCGAAGATTACATTCCCATTGCAGGTCGTTTTCAACCGGCCACTGAATTTTTTGGGCGGTCGGAATGGTCGCGGCATTGATCGCGTCAAGGCACTGGTTGGCCAGCCGATAGCGTACCCCCAACCCTCCGACCGGATCGGTGGGCGACGTTTTGTCGCCGCCGAGCGTGCCTTCCGCCTGAACCGTATAGTTTTTGCCGTAGCTGACCACCACCTCCTGGGCCGGCACGCCACGCCCGGGGTCGGTGTTGGCGACCAGATCCAGGCTGATATAGCCGTACTCCCCGGCTGCCAGCGTGTCAGTGGCCGTGACCACCCGCTTGAGGGTCAGCACCGACGGGCCGGCCGGCGCCGAGATCTGCCCCAGCCGCCAGACCGCGGCTTGGTCGGTCGCGAGCCACGCCGCGGCCCCGGGCAACACGGCGTTGATCGCGTCCAGTTGCGTGGCCCCCCCGGTGTCGACCCACACCCCGTTTTCCCAGGGCGCGACCGCATCGAGAGCGGCCACGTCGGCAGCACTGACCGACGACGCGGCAAACCCGGCGTCCAGGGTCAGGATGCGCAATACGATTTGAGCGGTGGTACGGAGCGCCCCTTCATAGGCGGAGCAGGTCACGCCGCGGGCCGGCAGACTGCCGAGCCGGAAGTAGCTGCCGTCGATCCCGAAATACCAGTCGTAGCGCCCGGTCGCCACCGTCGCCGCCTGCAGCGCCGCGAGGCTGGTGTGCGCCACTCCGGCGCCGATCGGGACGCCGCCATCACAGACCGCGGTGATCCCGTCAATCCGGCCGGCACTGATCTGGTAGGTGGCGAGCCCGACATTGACCAGGATCGGACTGAAATTATAGGCGTAGCCCCGAAGAAACGGCTTGTATTGCCCATAAATGTCGGTCTGAAGCCCTTCCACCCCGTTTGTTATGACATTGTTGGTGCCGGAGTACTTGGTCGGCTGCACCGGCTTTTGCAGTAATTCGGAGCAATCGCGCCAGCGAAACAGGATATCCGAGACCGAGCCCACCGGCTGCTCGATGGTGCCGGCCCTGATCGCCACCGCCGAGGCATAGCTGCCGGCCTCGTCCACCAGCAACTCCCGGGCGGTCCAGCCGCGCCAGGCGTAGCGGCGCAGGTGATCGCGGCGCCCGTCGATATTGCCGACCTTGATCGCGCCGACGCTGGTCTGCACCAGCCCGAAGGTCTTGAGGTCCCCGAAGACAGTGTCGACGCCGCCATCGGTCAGGATCATGGCGGGATCGTAAAATCCGGGACCGTCCGGAGCGGCGAACCCACGCCCCGTACAGAACAGCCAGGTCACGGCCCCCCCGATCACCCAGGCAGCGTAGGAGCCCGCCCCGGTCGCGCCGGTGACGGCAACGGTCAGGGTATAACTCGACGGATCGTAGGCCGTGACCAGGCCGGACAGGGTATTGAGGTTGCCGCTCACGCTCCAGGCGGTGTAATTGCCGCTGCCGGCAATGGTGGTGACCGCGACCACCAGGGTCAGACCGGAGTAGGACACTACCGAACCCGCCAGCGCGTTGCTGCCGTAGGCGGTATCGGTCAAGGTGACGCCGCTGCCCACCGGGAACGGGGTGTCGGCGGCCAGCACCAGCGAGCAGGTCCCCAGTTGCACCGTCAGCCCGGTGGCGCTGGCAACCGAGGTCAGGGTTTGCGCGGTCGCGGTGACGGCCGTCCCCACCGGAAACCGGTAGTCGTTGGCGAGCACGAACGACGCGCTGCCGCCGCCGATCGCCACCTGGGACGCGCTGGGAGCCGCTATATAGCAGCCGATTTCAGCGAGGCGAATGAGGCTCACGCGGCCCTCCGCAGATCCGAGCGGGTGCGCAGCGTCTGGTTGACGTTCGCCAGGCTGTCCAACTGCGCCTGCAGCCCCAGGGCCGTCGTCGCGAGCAACTGCTGCACCAGCGCACACAACTGGCGCACTTCCTGGATCAGCGCGTCGTTCGAGGACGGCGCCGCGGTGCCCGCTGACCAGGCGGCGCCGGAACCGGCCAACCCGGAACCGGTGACGGTGACCTGTTCGCCTGGCGTCGCCGCAAATTTCACGAGCGTGCTGTCGACGCCACCCCACCCCCCGACCGTGAACGTGCCGCCGCTGGCGAAGCCGGGCACCGCGAGCGTCCCTTCTGGCGCTGGCACCGCGGCATCGAAACCCGGGATGCCGTTCTGTGCCGCCCAGGCCGAGACCTGCTCCAGGACCTGTGTCGCAAAATTTTGATAATCGGTGGTCGCGGTCCCGAAGTAAGTTTTGGCCGCGCTCAGCACGTTACTGGTCGCCTGCTCGATCGCGGACAATTGGTCGGCACCCGTGAACTGGCCCGCATAGACGTTTGCCAGTTGGGCCTGATACAGGCTCAATTGATTGGCCGGGGTTTCGGTTCCGGCCAGCTGATCCTGCATCCAGTCATAGAGCGAGAGATAGGCGTCCTGGGCGATTTTGTTCAATTCATCCTGTTCAGTTTGTTCCAGAGCAACCATATCGGTCATGCCGTCCTGTGCCGCCTCGTACCGTTCCTGCTGAAACTGCGCCTCGGTCTGCGCCAGTTTCTGCTGATAGGCTGCTCCCTCGGTCGCGTCCTGGCGCGCGGTCAGATTGATCGCGTTGACCGCCTCCTGGTTGGCGATCTGCGCCTGCAACTGGGCATTCTCGCTGTCCTGAACGGCGATCAACTGATCGATATCCGTCATGCCGTCGGTCCGCGCCTGATCAAGCTCCTGCTCGTGCTGCACATCGAGCTTGATCGTTTGGGCGTCGGCGGAGTCTCCGGTAGCCGCCGCCAGCCGGGCCGAGAGGTTGTCGGTGTTGACCTGTCGCTGGTTGGCGATCTGCGCCTGCAACTGGGCATTCTCGCTGTCCTGAACGGCGATCAACTGATCGATATCCGTCATGCCGTCGGTCCGCGCCTGATCAAGCTCCTGCTCGTGCTGCACATCGAGCTTGATCGTTTGGGCGTCGGCGGAGTCTCCGCTTGCCGAGGCCGCCCGCGCCGAGAGATTATCGGTGTTGACCTGTTGCTGGTTCTGTATTTGCTGAAGTTGCTGCGCCTGCTGCGCTGTTGCCGCGGCGTTTTCTTCGGCCTGGGTCTGCTCGATCAGGCTACGCGTGTAATCGTCGGTGGCGGCGTTCAGTTCTTGGGTTTGGCTTACCTGCCGTTGCAGATTGGCGACCGTCTGCGCCTGATCGACCGCAGCCACGCTGCCGCTGCCCTGATCGACCGCGGTGAGGGACTGGGTGGCCTGGGTCCGGCGGACGGTATAGCCCGACGGCGCCTGCGCCATATTGCCCCAGGCGGTGGCCACGGCGCCCCCCTGTTGCTGGGCAAACTGCGCCGCCACCGCCGGATCCATCCCGGCCAGCAGCTTGGTCAGTTCATTTTGAAGCAATTGATCCGACGCGCCCGTCGACGCCCCGGCCGCCGTCAGCACCGAGTCGTTGGCGGCGTTTTCGGCGACGTAGGCGGTGCCGGTCGACGCCGCGGCGCCGGTTCCCCCCAGCGCCTGGGTGATCTGCGATTGCAGCCAGGAGGTCAGCTGCGCGTTGATCTGGCCCTGATCGAGCGTGACCCCGGCCGCCGCCGCGTTGTCGGCCACCCCCGCGATTTGCCCCTGGAGCGTCGCCAGCGATTTGCCCAGCGAGGTGGTCGGGGTCGCGTCGGTCAGCGACGTGACCTGATTCTTGAGCGACAGTTGCTCGGTGGACTGCCACTGGCTCTCGACGCCGCTGGTTTCGGCGGTGCTCAGTTGCCCCTTGATCGTCTGAGTGTTGGCGTCCGCGCTGTTCTTGGCCGCATCGGTGGCCCCGCTCAGGCCGCTTCCGAACGTGTCGGCGGCGTCGGTCGCGGTCTGCAGCGCTTGGGCAAAATTGAGTGCCGTCTGAAGGCTTTGTAGACCGATTGGGTTATCGTTGGCGGCCTGCCCGGTCAGGTAATCGAGCGAGGTTCCGACCGCCCCGCTGCCGGAAAACACCCCGGCCCCCAACATATTGTTGATCACCTGATCCGCCGTCTGACCCGCCGGCGCTCCCGAAACCCCTTGCGTTCCGCCCTGCTGGATATCGGCCTGTTGTCCCATCCCGGTCAGCGCCGTGGTGTCGACCGACAGATTGTCCCCGACCACCAGTTGATTGAGGGCGGAGGCGAGTTGTTTGGCTTCGGCGGTGGTCTGGGAGGGGTTAAAGCCGTTGTCGCCGCCCGACAACCCACTTACGAACTGGCCGGTGCCGCCGTCGAACGCCACCCGCGTCCCCCCGTTGGGGCCGACCGACGGCGTGCTGTTGCCGAACAGCCCGGTGATGCCGCCCACCAGCGCACCCCCCAACGCGCCGATCGCCGTGCCGACCCCGGGAATGACCGACCCCAGCGCCGCCCCCATGCCGGCGCCCTGGCCGGCGCCCGAAAGGACCGCTCCCCCGGTGCCGCCGATGGCGTTGCCGAGCAGGCTCGCCGCCATGCCGCCGAGCGCGTAGGGGCCGGCGCCGGCCATGAAGCCGCCGCTGCCGGCCGCGGTCGCCAGCGCGCCGCTGTCGGTGGCGGGCGCAAACGCGCTGCCGGCCGCAAGGCCGCCCGGGGCGAACGCCGACCCCGAACCGACCCCGAATCCGTCGGTCGCCGGCACGTCGTCAAGCGCGCCTTGCGTCGCCAGCGCCTGATCCGATCCCACCGAAATCGTCGACCAGTCGGGCGTGGCGTCGACGCCCCAGCTCGAGAGCGGCACCGACGCCGCGTCGCCGCCGCCAAACAGCGATTGCAGCCAACTGCCCGACCAGGCGTCGTCAAGGGTGTCCGACAACCGGGAACCGTCCGAGCCGGAAAGCAGTTTGGTCAGGGACGACAGGTCAACGGTGCCCCCCGACCCCGGGGTATTGGCGTTCGCCGCGGCCCCGGCGTCGGCGCCGGAACTCACCAACAGCGTGCCGTCGCTCTGGGGGGCGAGGAGCAGCCCCGGGCTCGACGACGACGAGTCGCCGAACAGCGCCGCGAACAGGCTGGTGCTGCTGACGGAGCCGTCGGAACCGCCGGCCGACGAAGCGGCGCCGTCCGCACCCACCAGGTCATTGAGGGTCGGGCGCGCCTTCTTGGCGTCGGAGCCCAGCATCCAATTCTCGATGGGATTGATCACCCCGAGCTTGATCACGTCCTGTTCGATCTCGGAGAAGACGCCCTTCAAAACTGTTTTGAAACCGAGCGCGCCGCCCTGACCCTGGACGAACGCCTGGGTAATGGCGCCTCCGATCCGGTCAAAAGAGCTTTCGCCAAGCCGGGCGATGTCGTTCAGCGCGTCCTGGTGTTTCTTGTATTCTTGCTCGCCGTCCTGGAGTTGTTTGTTGTAATCATCGGCAGCATTCGTCGCCGCCAGCCATTTGGCCGCCAGCCCCTGCGGGTCGTTTGAGCCGGCCGCCGCCGCCTGTGCCGCCGCGGCGTTCCCGCGCGCCTTGACCGCGGCATCGCCCTCCGGGCCGTAGCCGAGTTGCTGACGGATCGCCACCTGCTGTTGCAAGATGCTGGTCTCGCGATTGAGGGCGTCGATCTGGCTATTGAGATCGGCGGTCGCCTTGAGCGTCGCGCCGTCCCGCATCGCCTGCAGCAACCCCTCGAAGGACGCCCGCGAGCCGTCGGTGGCCGCCTTGTGCGCCGCCATCACCAGTTCGGCGTCGCGGAGCGTCTGGTTGGTGGCGCCGGCCGCACCGGCCGCCGTCCGGTAGACGTCCGCCAGGGCCGCGTTGGCGGCGCGGTCGGCCTCGGTCAGCGGGGCGTCGGCCGAGAGCGCGGCGCCGTGCGCCGTGAGCGCGGTCGCGACCCGGGTCTGGGCACCGGCCAGATTGTCGGCGGTCCCGACCTGCTCGCCCATCGCCGCGGTGACCTGCCGGACGTAATCCCTGGTTTCGGCCCAGGGGATCTGGTCGACGGTCAAACCCTGCTGGCGCCACTGGCCCACCGGTCCCGGTCCGGCGTTGTAGGCGGCCAGTCCCCACGGGGTCGAGCCCTGATCGCGAACCATCTTCTGCAGATACGCAGTGCCGGCCGCGACATTGGTTTTGGGGTCGGTGAGGTCGGCGTCCCCAAAACCAACGTCCGCGGCGGCGGCGTGGCCGACCTGCATCAACCCGTAATAGGGACCGTCGTGGGCGTGGCTGACCTCGCTGTTGTTGCCGCGGCTCTCGACCTTGATCACCGCCGCGACCAGCCGGTCCACACCGCCCGTGGCATCCCCCGCGGCGCTCTGGACGGCGCCGAGCCGCGCCACCGTGGCGTCCAGTTGCTGGTTGGAGTGCGCCAGCGCCTCGGCGCGCCGTTGCTCCAGGCCGACCAGCCGTTCCAGGTCTGCGGCCTGACCGGTCACCCCGTAGAGCGCCATCGCGCCGGCCAGCTGCTGCTCCTCGGCCCCGGCGATCGCCTGGGCCTCCCCCAGTTTGCGCTCGGCGGCGTCGCGGGCGATCAGGGCGCCGGCGATCTGGCGCTGCAATCCCGGCAACGCCTTCGCGGTCTCGGCCTCGATCTGGTTGGCGAGCGCCGCCTCGCGCGCCGCCGCGGCCCCGCCCCGGGTGGCCTCGGCGAGCCGCAGCATCGCCTGGGTCCCGCGTTCGGTCTCGGCCGCGCCGTCGCGGGCCGCGGTGGCCATCCCGGCCGCGGCGTTGTCCCGGGCCTGGTCGGCGTCGGCGACGCCATCGGGGTCGGCCTGATACTGCCTCAGGGCCGACTGGTGGGTCTCGGCCAACTGGCGCTGCTGTCCCGCCGGCACCCCGGCCAGCGCCTCGATATCGGTGTGCTGCTGTTGGAGTTGCTGCAATTGGGTGCGGTAATTGCGCACCTGAAGCAACGCGGCCTCGGCGCTCCGGGCCAACCGCGCGAATTGATCGGCCAGCCCATAGGCGATCCCGTCCGTCCCGAGGTTGTGGGGGCCAAGGTCGGGATATTCGTCCTTGAACGCCTGAAGCGCGTGCTGGGCCGCAATACTCTGATCGACAAGCCGTTTCTGGTTAGCCGCGTCGGGATCCAACGTATTGGACAGGTCCAAACCGGCATTGATGCTGGTTTGACGTCCCGCACTTTCTTCTTTGAGGCGCGCCTCGACGTCACGCTCGGCCTGCCAGGTGACCAGCTGGTCCAGGTGCTGGTAATCGTGCAGGGTTGGACCACCGCCGTCCCCCAACGCCGCATCATCTCCCACCGCGATGTTGTCTGTGCCCGTTTGAGCCAACTTGGCCCGTTGCGCCGCGATCATCTGCTCGACAGCCGTCGGCTTGCCGAGAGCCGCCATTCCGTCCCCAATGGGACGCATTTTGTCGCCGATTTTCCGAAGTACCCGGTCGAAATCGCTCAGCCCCTCGTCGGCCGCCCCCTTGAACCGGCGATTGATCCCGTCGAGGAGCGCCATTTGCGCGCCTTCCAGGTCGCCCTGCCGTTGCAGCCGTTCGATATGCTCCAGTTCGGCGGCGCTCAGCAGGTGGTACTGCTCGGTGAGGCGCGCCGCGGCGGCGGTCGGGTTTGCCAGATCCGCGACCAGCTCGTGCCCGGCCTTATCGGCGTCCTGGCCGGTCCCGGCGGCGTAGTCGGCGGTGACGCCCAGCAGTTGGGGCAATACCGCACTGTCGATCTGGCCGCTGCCGATCGCCGCCAGCGCGACGTCGTGGTAGGTCCCCGACGACTGGTGCCCTGCCGCCGCGGCCTGGGTCGCGATCTGATCGACCTGGCTGCCGCGCAGGCCGACGGCGCCCCCGCTGGCCTTGATCGCGGCGTCGAGACGCCGGATCTGCTCGGCGCCCCCCAGCGCCGCCGCCGTCACCGTGGCCAGCGCCCCCACCAGCAACACCCCGGCCGCCACGCCGCCGACCCCGACCGCCCGTATGGCAGCCCCGACCGCGTCGAAACGCTCGCCCAATACCATCAGGCTGCCCGGGATGCGGGCGAAGTTGCCGGCCACCCCCTCGTGGCCCAGCACCAGTAATTCCCGCGTGACGCCGGCGGTCCCATGCCCCAAATGTTCGGCAGCGCTGGCGCCGGTCTCATAGGCCGCCCGGAGGAAGGCAACCCGCTCGGCATGTTCGGCAGCGGTGATCGCGCCCGCGGCCAACAGGTCGTTCAGTTTGGCCTGTCCCAACTGCCAGGTCGAGGTCGCGGCGCTGACGTAGCCGATCTGGCGATCGAGCTGGAGCAACTCGGTGCCGTAGCCACGGGCGGCCGCCGCCCCCTTGGCCGCGTCCGGCATCAGTTCGGCGTGGGTGACCCCGGTGGCCAGCACCCCGGAGGGCAGCGCCGTCTCCGCGATCTCCTCGCCGATACCGGTCGCGGGATGCGCTGCTTCGGCCGGACGCCCGGCGTTGTTCCGGGCGCCCCGTTCGGCGGCGCGGCGTGCCAGCGCCGCGAAACGCGCGTCGTCGGCTGCCGCGCCCCCTTGCGCGATACCGGAAGGCGCCGCCCGCTCCAGTTCGGCCTGCGCCCCCTGCATGGCGCTCACCCACTGGGGCTCGCCGATCAGACCGCGTTCGAGGCCCTCGTTGAGTGCGTCGACTGCCGTCGTGTAGCGTTTGGTGGCGGCGTAGACCGGGTCGAGCCGGGACAGCACCCCGTCAAGAGCCCGATCCAGTTTGGCCAGTTCGTCGGTGCCGTCGGGCAGCGACGGCCGGTCAAGCGGCTGGCGGTTCAGGATGCCCGGACCGTTGGCCGGCGCGAACGCGGTTTCGGTCCGCGCCGCCTCGTCCCGCACCTTGGCGAGGTCGGCCGTCGCCTCGTCCGTCGCGCCCTTCAGGCCGCTGGCGTCGCCGGTAATCCTGAGGGCAACCGTCAACTCGTTGGCGCCGGCCATTATACACTCCTATCGGCGACGATCGCGCACCGCCTCCAGCGCGCCCGCCTCCAGCGCGGTCAGATCATCCAGCGTCTCAGCGTTCCAGGGGACGGCGAGTGCGCGCGCCAGACTCTCGGCCTGGGGCCAGTCCAAACCTACCGGCGTGCCGTCCCACAGCGACCGTCGCCAGGGCGCGCGCACGAACAGGCAGAACGCCGCCCACGCCTCTTCGAGGATCGGAACCCCCGACGGCGCGTTTGCCACCTGAGCGGCGATTTCCGCTTCGCCGAACCCGGCCTGCCGGAGTTGGGCCGCCAGCCGCCCGGGCTCGGGCGCCCCCGCGCCCGTCACCCAGCGCCTGCCGGCCTCCCTCAGTTTCCCGCGCGCGCGCCCGAGAGCGCCCGGTTGTAGGCCTGGACGGCGGCGGCGAGGAACCAGGGGTGATCGAGCACCAGGTCCAAAGCGGCCGGCGAAAACGGCAGCGGCCGGCCGTCCTCGTCCTCGATGCCGCTGTCGGCGTCCCAGCCGATGATCACCCGCTTCATGAACTCGGCGTCGGAGTTTGCCAGCCGCCGGGCGCGCGCGGTCTGGACGGCGAGCCAGTCGGCGTCGCTCACGCCCTCGGCGCGCACCGCGGGCGCCCGCAGGCCGTCCAGGAACGCCGCCGCCTCGGAATTGCGCAGGATGCGGCCCGTGACCGTGACGGTATGATCGGCGCCGTTAACCCCGGCTCCGGTGTGTCTGGCGCTGATCGCCAGCGTGACCTCAAGATTTTTTACAGGCCGAAACGCCATTTTCTGTCTCCCGATAAACGGTGGTTAACCGTCGTGGCTCTTGTCGTTTACATCACCTTGAAACTGATATCGTCGCCCCCCAGCACCGGGTAGAGCGAGAGGTCCACCGCGTGGGTGGCAATACCGGCGTCGTAGGCCAGCGTATAGCCGGTGGCCGACGCGGTGCCGGCGTGGACGTGGATCGCGAAGCCGGCGGCGGTCCCAAGCCGCAGGTCCAGCGTCGTAGTCGTCCCCTGGGTGATGGCGTCCTCCAGGTCCAGGACCGAGACCGGCAGCGCGTCCCAGGTAATCTTGGCCTGGGCGTCGTGGTCCTCCTGATTAACAAATTCCTGATTGACCCGGGCGGCAAAGCTCGTCTTGGCCTGGAGATCGAACGTCGCCGTCTTGAACACCGGCTGCACCCCCAGCGCCCCGAAATAGGGCACCGTGCGCGGGCTGGCGATCGCCGCGGACAGCCACGCCGAGCGGTCGACGCTGATCGGCATCACCGCAGTCTGGGCCGGGTTATAGAGGCCGATGTATGTGAAATCCCAATAGGGAATGCCGGCCTCGACCGTCAGCGCCACCGAGCCCCGAACCCCGGTCAGCCGTCGCAGGTCCCCCTGGTCCCCATAGTAATAGAGGGTCATCGAATCAAAATTGGTCGAGACCGGGGCGAACACGGTGCCGGGCGGCGTCAACGCGATCGTCCAGGTGTCGCCGGCCGCCCAGGGCGTGGCGATGGTCGGAAGGACCTTCGCGCCGCCCGGCAGCGTCAGCGGCGTGTTGTTGGTTACCACCACCCCCGGGCTGGACCAGGCCGGCACGCTGCCGTCCGGGCTGGCCGGGGCCGAGAGCGTCGCCACCGCAACCCCGCTGGCTCCCGGGGTGGTGCAGACGATCGTGACGGTACTGTCCCACAGCCCGGCGTAGGCGGTGCTCTTGGTGAACGTCCAGGCCCCGGCGGGGGGCGCCGGTGCGCTCACCGGGACCGGCGCCGTGGAGACGATGGTCGCCAGCCCGGCAACGCTGGTCGCCGCCAGTTTCGCTGCGCGCAGCAGCGCGGTATAGGCCGGGGCAGTCGCCGCGTTGCCCGACCCCTGGGCCTCGACCTTGAATTTGAGGCCACGGTTGATCTGGGACGGGGTGCGCAACTGGGCACCCTGGAACGGCCGCACTTCGTTGCGCGTTATGATGGTGCTTTTGAGCACGTCGATCTGCACGTCGTAGGCGCGGACCACGTTGGCCGTGACCGGCACCACGTCGGTGCCGTAGCTGGTCTCGACCGCAGCCAGGATCAGCTGCGGCGCCTGGTGGATTTTGCCGGTATAGGGACTCACGGGTGGGTCTCCTCGGAAGCGGGCACCGGGAGCACCGGCGCCGGATGGGCGGCCGGGTTTGCCGGGGGCGCCGGATGGTGGTCGGTGGGCGGATCGACCAGCACCGGCAGACCGGTGTGCTCGTCGATGCGCCAGATGCCGCCGGAAGTGGCAAGTGGTAGGTGTGCCACGAGTTATCCTCTCAATGTAACGGTGGCCTGGAACCCGTCGGCCCACCAGAGGGTTTGGCCATCCAATCCCAGCATCTGTCCATGCGTGTACTGCACCGGCGTCTCGGCTTCGGGCGGTTGCCAGCCGATCAGCGCCCCCTTGATCGCGGCGCGCAGGCCCTCGATCGCGATAGCCTGGTTGCCGCCCCGGGCGTCGGCCACGCTCGGCCCCACCACCAGCACCACGCCGAAATGGAGATGGGCTAACTGACAGACCTCACCGATCCGGGTATTGGACTCGGCCATATCGGCCACCGGGACGACGTAGGCCAGGGGCAGCCGGTTGAGCGGGGGCGCGTGGCTCATGGCGTCAATCCACGCCGCGGCTCCCGATACCTCTTTGAGCGCCGGCACTTCGGCGCCTACGCGCGCGATGACGTCAGCCAACATGAGCCCCTCCCGTCCCGGCAAAAAAATCCGAAAATATTTCGATGATGCGCGCCCGGTCGTCGGGGCTGACCCCAAGCCACGGACGCGCGACGACGGTCTGCACGAAGGCGCCGATGTCGACCGAGCACTCGAAATTCGCCTTCTTCTGCGTCGCGAACTTCCAGTCATAGCGGTAACCGTCGGCCCAGTTGTCGTCGCGTTTCTTCTTCACCGTCCACGCCTGCATCCGGCTGCGCGCCGCGTGCTGGATCGTGCCCCCGAACTGCATGATGCCGGCATAGGGCAACGACGAGCCGATCTCCGCGCTGGTGGCGTCCGATCGGCTGGCGATGTTGGTGGACAGGTCGTGGCGCATGACCAGAATGAGCGGGCTCCAGCCCTTCTGCTCCTTGCGCGTCCTCCACGCCGCGCTGATCGGCGCCCAAGGCGTGCCGTCCGGGGCGCCCTGGCTCGCAAACCGGTCCCGGGTCGACACCAGCAATTTCTGGGCGACCATCTTCATGGGCGCGCTGAGATCGTCGCCGGCCGAGGCCAGCCGGGCCAGCGCCGCCTGGACCTCGGCGTCGTCGACGGTGATGGTGACGCGGGCGCCGGTCACAGGTTCCGGTCCTCCCCGCCGAAACAGTGGTCGTCCAGAGGCCAGCCCCGACAGACCCGGGGCGCCTGTCGGAACGCCACCCCGCTGCCGGGCGCCTCAGGCAACGCCAGCCCGGCAGCTTGAAGCTGGGTCACTCCGGCGGCGAGCGCCAGCAACTGCCGCAGCGCGGTCTGATAATTGACCGCGATGATGCTGTCGGGCTTGAGTTCGTCGCCCCGCAGCGCGTAGCGGGCGACGTCGCAGGCGATCCGGGTCAGGCCGGCGTCGGGCGCCGACAGCGGCAACCGGTAGCGGCTGGCCAGATGCCGGTCGATCAGCGCGTCGGCGTCGCCGAGCGCACCCGCGACCTTGGCGGCGTCCACGCCACCGGCGCCGTCACTGGCGTAGGTGGTCATCTCGGTAAGGCCGCACCGATCGGTCAGGTCCTGTTGGCTGGCGTACATCACGCCACCGCATTGAGAATGAGGGCGCCGCAGTCGGGAGCGCAGACCAACTCCTTTACGGTTTCGCCGACCCGGATTACGGTGGCCCCGCGCAGGCCCAGCGGCTCGATCCGGGTCGAGGCATACTTGACCGCGCCGTTGTTGGCGTATTGCTGCGTGAACCCCCAGGTCACACCGGTATCGGCGGTGACCGTCGGGTCAACGAAGTGCATGGATAGACTCTTGCCCCAGACCCTTTGTCTGGTCACCGGCTGCCCCGGGCGCGCGCTGTTGGCCCAGGCCGCCCCGACATTGATGCTTTTTACTTCGAGAAGGTCGGCGACCTGCTGACGACTGACCACCCCGGAGTAACCGGCATTGCCCAAGACGCCCATGACCACCTTCGGGTGTTGGCGCAGCACCGTCCAGACCGCCTGGCCCATGGTGATGCTCGTCGGCTGAAACAGCATCTGATCCATCAGGCCAAGGATGGTATCGATTGGATTGGAGTCGGCGAAGTCGCTGAATTGCTGGTTTCCGGCAAGCGTCAGAACGTTGGCCGGCAGATACGATGCCGGATTGCAGGCGACCGCCGCGACCCGCACCTCGCGATCGAGGTCCATCAGATCGGTGAGCGCCTCGACCGCCCGCACCTCGGGATCGATGGCAAAACCCCCGCCGGCGAGCGAGGCTGCCGCCTGGGCCACGTCGTCGAGTGGGATCGAGTCCTCGATGCCGTAATCCAGGCATTCGTCGAAATGTTCCACCGCGGTCATTTCGACGCGGGCGGGCGAGCCCTTGCGGCCGACCCGGGTGTCCGGCACCGTCATATTCTCGCCGGGCGCGTATTCCAGCCATCGGAACCGTTTGGTACCGAGTGCGGCGAGGCGCGGCATGACGTTGTCGGCAATGAGCATGTAGACGGGATTTCGGCGCCTCAGCGCGACGGCGGTGAGGGCCGGCTGGACGACGAACGGGGTTCCACTGGAGGCGGAAAGGGGGGGCATCGCAAGCTCCTCAGATCAGGCCAGGGGCAACCAGGACGGTGATGACGTCGCCGGCGACCCCGCTGATTTCGGCGTAGCCGACGATGCGCCCGTAGGTCGCGGCGCCGGTGGTGGCGTTCTGGGTGTAGACCGCCGCCAGGTTCTCGGGATGGCCGTGATGGGCCGCGGTCACCGCGCAGCCGGCGGCGTCCGAGGTCAACGGGTCGCCCCGGGTGACGGGGGCGCCCAGCACCACCTCGGTGATGCCGGCCCGCACCACATCGACGCGGCCGGTGTCGCAGGCGCCTCCCGGATAATCGGCAATGCCGACGATCGCGTCGAGCGGCCCCGTCGCGGCCTTGCCGGTGCCGTCGCCGGTGCCCCAGGCCACGATCTGGCGATGATGCACCGGCCCCTGGGCGGTGACGGTCTGGACTGGACGCAGAAAATTCACGGGCGCCCCTTCATTACATGCAACACCGCGGCGCTGCTGGTTACGGGAGTGCCACGGCTCGACATCTGCGCCTCGTAGGCTGCGGCGGCGTCGGCAATCGCGATGGGGTCCGAAAAGTCGATTGTGCCGCCACCGGCGGCGGGGGCGTGCTCCTGGAACGAAACGATCTTCGGGCGTTTTCCCAGCAGGTCGAACAGCAGGTCCGTGGCGCCCATCGTAACTTTGGCGGTGCCGTCGCCCTCGGAGAACTCGACGACGCCGTCCGGGACCCCGCCCAGGAATTGCACCAGCGCTCCGAGGGCTGCCGTCTCGCGCGGCAGCACCCGGCCCTCTTTGAGCAGCCCGTCGAGACGCACCCGGTCAGCCGCCCGGCGGTTGGTCCGGTCGCGCTCCGCGAAGTCGGTAATGACCGCCGCCAACCTGGCCTTATCGGCCTCCGACGTTCGAAGTTTGTCCTCGGCCGCCTGCGCTTTCGCTTCGGCCGCCTCAAGCCGTTTTTTCATATCCTCATCCATCCTGCGCTCCTCCTCCCGCGGCTGATCCGCGAATTCAAACACCGTGACGTCGTCGCCATCGGCAAAGTTGCACGCCTTCAGCCCCTTCACCGCCGGCGGCATCGCGCCGAGAAACCCCACATGCCGCAGCGCAAACCGGCCCGGCGTCGGGTTGCCGGGCGCGGACGGTCCCCAGAACGACGCCGAGCGCTTTTTGTATGCGCCGCTGCGCACCAGTTCCGCGAATTCGGGATTGACCTGGTGCGGGCGCGCCAGTAACCGGTCGCCAGTGACCCGCAGTTGCTGGACCCAGCCGTAGGCCGGTCCGTTGGTGGTGGGGTGCCCGATCACCAGCGGCGCCTCGTGGCGCCCCGGGTCGTAGGCCGCCGCAATCCCGGCGAGGTCGGCCGGCGTCATGGTGATGGCTACGCCGCTCGCGGCGGTGTGGGTGCCGGCGGCAAATATCTCGATCTCGGGGTCGGCCGGGGTTAGCGTTGCTGGGGGCATCTTCGTTCTGGCGCGTGAGGGCGGTTGCGATCGCACCATGGGCGCCGGGCACCCTCCCAACACCCCGGAACCCTTCCGGGGGAGCCGCCAGGAAAAACCACGAGAGAGCCCCGCTGGCGCGTCCGGGCGCGGGAGGGTAGCAAACCCCGTCCCGATCGCCGGACCCGTTTAAAAACCCCTTTAACGGCGCGGCAAAGGCCGGTTCCCGGCCGCGCTGTTGCCTCGCTGGCCCGGATATCCTATATTGAGACTTGCAGGCACCGGCCGGGCCGCGCACCGCTGGCCGGCTGCCGGGCGGGGCGGCGCGCGCGGGCGACCGTAGCCCTCACCCCTCGGGGCGCCCCCACAACCGCACGCCTGTGCGCAAGGTGTCGGCGTAATCCGGCTTCCCGCGGAACAGGGTCAGCGCCACCCAGTAGCCGTCCACCGCGTCGGCGACCAGACCAAGCGAGCGCACTTTGCCCAGCTTGATCACCTTGACATACCGCCGCCGCACGGCAACGCGGCCCGAGGCTGCGTTGCCGGCGAAGTCCACCCAAACTTCGGCGGGGTCGGTGACCAGCTCGGGGATCAACGGCCAAAAGGCCTCGCGGCCGTCCCACCGTTTGTCCGGAGCCTCGATGACGTGATCCGCCACTGCCTGGGTGATCCGTACCGGCTCGCCCCGAGGATCCGTGAAGTCGGCCGCGTCGCCGCCGATGGCGCGGCGGAGCGCGGCCCGGAGCGCCGTCACGTCACCCCGGGGCACCGGATGGGCGAGAGCGGCGCGAGGCGCGTCCACCGGCAGATCGGGCAGCGGCGGCGCATTCGCTTCGGCCGCGCGCCGGGGCACCTCGGTCGGCCGCCACGCCGCCGCCTGCTCCATCAGCAACGCCTGTTCCGACCGTCCCCACGCCGCTTCGCCGACATTGTAGCCCCAGCCCGGGTCGATGCCTTCCGGCACCTTCATCGTCACCGGCCCGGTCGGGGTATTGATCCGGCGTTCCGTCCAATTGATCGCCGGGGCCGGATCGGGACCGGTCTTGCCGAGACGCGCCAAGTCGCGCCGCGAGAGCGGTTCCACCCAGCAGTGACAGCCCCAGCCGTTGGGCGGATAGTGAGTCTGCCACCACCCGTCGTCCCACGGCAGCACCAGGCCGTTCCAAGCCAGATGCTGCAGGCGCGGATGGACCACGGTGTCGCAGTGGCGATAGCGCCAGTACGGCATATAGGACCGCACCGCCGGGTCGGTCATCTGCTTGTAGCGGCCGGCCGCCCAACTGGTGGCGACGTTGGTCTGATAGATCACCCGCGACCGCCAGTTCCGGCCGCCGCGGTACGACCAGCCATGGGTCTCGACGATGCGGTCGAAGTCCTTGAGAAACTGATCGTAAGCCATCCCTTCGTCGGTGACCTTGGTCAGGCTGGCCCGGAAATCCTCGACGATCGCGTCCCGATTGGCGCCCGCCACCACGAAGGCGCGCGCATGTTCGCCATGAAAAATATCGGTCCAGTGGCCGGTCGGCAAATTGAGCTTTTGCGCAAAATACGCGATCTGTTCGCGGAACGGCAGCGAGACCCCGAAAACCGCCATCGCCCGCTACTCGCTGCCCGCGGCGTTGGCACGTCCGGCCAGATCGGCGGCGGTGAGCGCCGGCTGCAACGCCGCCGCCAGCGGCGTCACGTCCAGCCGGGGATAGAGCGTCAGCAGTTGGTCACGCAGTTCCTCCAGTGTCGTGCAACTCCCGGCGAGCTGGCGCACCTCCAAAATCATCGCCGCCACCGCGGGATCGGCGGTGTCAGCCAGTTGCCCGACATAGGCGTGCAACAGCGCGTTCAGCGGCGAGACGCTGCCGTCGGGTTCCGCGAATGCCGGATCGAGATCGGCCGGCGCCGTCCCCGGCGCCGGGGGCGCCGGCTGGACCGGAGGGCTGTAAATATAGCCATCGCCAAAGGTCTTGGCGAAATCCTCAGGGGTGCGGCGCCAGCCGATGCCGGCGAGAGCAACGTCGGTGTTGGCCAGCGCCGCCCGATCAGGGGCGTCCTCGACGATGCGCCGCACCACCGGCACCGCGGCCCCGGGATAGTTCCAGGACGTGAGCCAAGTCGCCGGGCCGTCGTGGAACGACTCCGCAATCATCTCGCCGTCGGACTGGACCACCTCAAGTTTTACGCCCTCGTGGACCTTTGCCTGAGAAAGCGAACTGCCGTTGTGGCTGGTCATGGTCTGACTGAGGATCACCAACGTAATCGTGTCCCGCATCAGATCGTCAAGCTGGCCGTAATTGGCCTGGCCGCCGCGCGCGGCCTCCAGCAATTTGATGGTGTTGCCCTCGGGCAGGCGCACCGCGGTGCTGGAGGCGACCGCGTAGGCCGCCTCCAGCAACCGGTCCTTTTCGGCCTCCGAGGCTGTAGGGGGATAGGTGCCGATCACCGTCGGCTGGGCGTATTTTTCGAGATAACGCAGGAACGCCTTGAGGCCGCCCCTGCGGAACCACACCGGCCAGTAGAGCCAGGAACAGAGTCCCACCCCGTAGGGGTCGTCATCATGGTCGGAACCGCAGGAAAACGTCCAGAATTTGGCGTCCGGCAACGGCATCCCGAACGGTGCCCCGAGCGTGCGCAGCCGCAGCCGCCCGGTGCCGTCGAAGCAGAACCGGCGCTGGCGGCGCACCTTAAGCTGGTCGAGCACGATCTCTCCGCCGTCCCGGGCATAGAGCGTCTCCGCGACCGAAAACCCGTACAAAAGTCCGTACAACATCCTCGCCGTGACCCGGTTCCAGCCGATGTGATCCAGTTGCGCCTTGAGACTGTCGGCCGCCGCCCGGTCCAACGCCGAGGAACCGCCCGGCTCGACCGTCCACGGCCGCGACACCAGCGCCAACTGGCGTTGCTGGAAACAGGATTTCACCAGCGGATCCGTCGCCACCCAATCCCACGCCCGGTAGTCCCCCCCCCTTTGAGCCAGGATCATGTCGAGGGGCGGCAACGGCAGGTCGGGCAGTACCAACCCCCGGGTAATATCGTTCCCGATGGTGGCGATTGCGGAAAAGTCGGGAACAGTCGACGTGTCGGTCATGGTCGTATCCACCCGTGAAAGCCTGACGGCCCGCTGAAATCCTCGTGAGAGTCTCCGCGGCCGTCCGCCGTTGGCCCGAAGGCGGCGACGCTCTCCCGCGGCGGCCCGGCCGCGAACTCGATCGGCACCGTGCCGACATCCGCCGCGGATATCCCCAGGAAGGCCGCCCAGGTCCGGTCGGCGTGGCTGCCGCCTTCGCGGGGCGCCACGAAGCGCACCAGGCCGGTGGCGCCGACCAGCTTGATCAGGCTGTGGAGATCGGCGCGCAGCGCGATATTGCCCGCCGGAACCCGCACCTTCCGGTCCTCGAACCGCGCCTTGCCCAGGCCCGCGAGCGAGAGCTTGGCCGGCGCGGTAAAATGGATGCCCTCGACCCGGGCGTCCCCGTAGCGCGCTTTCGCGTCCTCCACCGGCTTCTCGCCCATGCCGGTCTGGTCCATGGCCAGCCTGACCACCCGATAGCGGCCGAACAGGTCGTCCATGATGGCGTCCTGCTCGGCGAAGCTGGCGCGGCGCCGTTCCTGGATTTCGCGGCACCACAGCACGTCGCCGACCTGCTCCCAGACCCACGCCACCCACAGATCACCGCCGCCGGCCGCGATGTCGTTGCCGATATAGACCGGCCCCCCCTGATAGAGCAGCGGCTTGCCCGCGTCCGGGTCCTCGCAGGCGAAAATCAGATCGAACGGCAGCCACGCGCCGGCCTCGTCACGCCAGTTCAGCTCGTATTCCTGCTGCCACAATTCGTCGTCGCCCAGGCCGCCCCGCAGTTCGTCGATATGCCGGTCGAGCCCATCCGCCACCGCCTGGTGGATCGTCACCGTGTGCCGTGACCAGACGGTATCGGTCGCGGTCATCAACTCGTAAAACCTGTTGCTCTTACCGTTGGGGGTGCTGGTGACACGCAGCTTCAAACCCCCTTTCGACACCACCGGAAACAACGCCGCCCAGATCGCCCGGCTGTCGTGGTGGAAGGCAAATTCGTCCAAGAAGGCGTTGGCGGAAAAGCCGCGGGCGGTATCGGCATTGGCCGGCAACGCGGTGATACGAGAGCCGTCGGGAAACGTCACTTCAAAGGTCTTGTAAACCGCGTCGTCGGCCCTGAACTCGTCCTCGGAGAACTGCACCGCGTGGGCGGTTTTAAGGAACGCGCGATACAGAATAAAGAACGCCCGGCACAATGGTTTGATCGCCTCGTCCACCGCCTCCCGGGCCTGCCGCTCGCCGCGCGACAGGATGATCCACCGCGCCCGCCGTCCCGAGATCATCGCCTGGACGCAATCGTCGACGATCTCGCCGCAGGTCGAAAAGGTCTTGCCCGTCTGGCGCGCGAACATGCCGATCTTGAACCGGCTCCTATCGTCCAGCCAGCGTTTCTGATAGGGAAGAAAGGTAATCAGCGGCTCCGCCATCAACCAAACCCCATGGCGTGCCGCGCTTCTTCCAGGGTCTTCAGATCAAGAGCGCCGGGAGAGGCGTTGGCCGCCAGTTCATCAAGCTGCTTTTTCTTTTCGGCAATTATCGCCTTGCGCTCTTCCGCTCGTGCCCGCGCCACGGTCTCAATGTCCATCCGGCGCGCGTGGCTGATATTCCGCAACGTCTCGGACAGCAGCTTAGCGTTCTTTGGATCAATGACGACCGGGACGCCTTCTTCTTCTGCCGACACCAGGTCGAAGAACACCGCCCCCAGCGCCCGAGCCCCGGCTCGCACCATCCGGTCGATGGCGCCGTCGTCGCCGGCGCCAACCAGCCGGTCAGCCATGGCGTCGGCGACGCCGACCCGCTTGGCCAGCACGTCGATGCGTTGGATGTGACGGCCCATGCCCGAGCGACTGGGCTGTTCCGACTGCGGCAACATCTCTCGGAGAGGGAAAAGGATTTCGTCGATGGTGCGCCCCTGGTGGCGCAGATCGGCGATCAGCTCACGAATTTCCTCCGGCAGTCGGTCGATTTTCGAAGGGCGTCCCATATCAGCGGTCCCAGCGTGAGCACTCGATGCCGGGAACCTCAATGCGCCCATGGGCAACATCGTCGCCCCGTTCGGTGATCCTGACCACGCGCAGGCTGTCTCCAAGCCACTCCTCGGTCACACAGGCGGCCTGACGTAGACGATCAAGGTCCTGGCGGATGGTGTCGCGGGTATCACGGGAAAATCCGCCGCGCAAAGCCGCCTTATAGATGACGCTCTCGTTGGCCTCTCCCTTGACCTCAACAAGCAGGCGCAGGACGAACACGCGCCGTGAGGCCGCCCAATCGTCGGTAAAGCTCGTCATGATTTTTCCTTCAGGTGAAAACCGATGAGCATGTCGAGTTGCCGTTCGAGCCGGCCCAAAGCGGCCCCCACCCCCTCAATGCTGGCGGAAAGCGCCTGAACTGATCCCTCTACCGCCGAGACCCTCCCCGTCAAAGCCATTACGTCCCTTTGGTCAGGTAACCGGGAAAGATCTGCATGGAGTGCCGCGAATTTAATCTCACCCTCTGACAGTCGTTGCTCGATAGCCTCATGTATCTGGTCGTAGATCTCGCGCTGGCGACGCAGCTCCTCCTTGCTGACCAGCGCGGTGCGCGCAAACCACAGCGCCAACGCAATCGTGGCTGCGACGGCGCCTCCGAGCAGTCCCACGAGTCGGAAAACGTTGGCGGTCCATTCGGCAGTCCACCAATCGATCATCGTCACCCCCTCAGTTCACAATCAGTCTGGCAATGCCGATCGCTGATCATCAGGCGCCCGGGGAAGAACCTCTCGCGTTAGCCAGTTCGGCAAGCCGGGCGAGCGCCGCCTCGGGGCCGGCGACGCGGTACAACTCCACCAACTCGGCGGCGTTGACTGCATAGCCCCAATTGCCGGCCAGCCAGAGCACCGCGGTCTGGAGCCGGGAGTCGACCGCGCCGAGCCGGCCGAGATTGAACCGCGCCGCCACCTGCGACACCGCGCCCAACAATGCAAGGGCCACGCCGACCACCGTGGTCAGATGGTCGGTAATCCAACCGATCGACGCTATCACCGGATCGCCGGGGATCGTACCGGTGGCACTCGCCGCAGTGCCGCATAGCCCGAGGGCCAGGAGAGCCCCGGCCGCCAGAGCGATCGGGATGACAAACAATAGGTTCGAGCGCATTGGCGTCCCTCAGTTCGGGCAGTTGACGGCGTTGAACGCCGCGACCAGCGCCTGCTCTTCGGGCAGCGTGTCGGCGCCGGCCGCAACCGCCGCGGCGATCGGTTCGGCGACGTCCTGGTAGACCACGCAACGTTGGGCCAGCGTGGTGCCGGTGGCGGCGCTCACCTCGGCGCCGATCGTCGAGCAGCCCGATGACCCCGCCAAAACGGATATGAGAAACAACCTTTTCATGGCGTTTCTCCGTGGCTGCCGAGCAGCGTGGCATAGCGCAGGCGCATGCCGTGCGACGCGTAGTGGAGCGCCCGCAGCACCCAGCCATTGAGGTACTTGCTCGACGCCGGGCGCCTGGTGGCGATGCGCCGGTAATGAGTGACGCGGGCGCGAACGATGGTGTCGATCGTCGTGGCCGCCCCGTGAGCCTGAATCGCGGCGGTCAGCAATCCGGCACACCCGGACAACGGAACGCGGGCGAGCGCGGGGAACGAGAGTTCGCCCAGCGCCGCGTGCAGCACCTGGGTCGCGCCCTCGACCCCACAGTTGAACGTGGTATCGAGGATCACCGGCTGCACCGGCGCCGGCAGTTTGTCGACGCCCGGAGTGAGGCAGTAGTTGAGGAGAATCAGCCGGTCAGCCAGGTCCGGGGTTACATCCCGAATATCGTTGAGATCGGTGCGACCGTCGCCGTTCAGGTCGAGCCGGGCAGCCCGGGCGGATCTCAGGTCGATCCCGCATCTGGTGGCACCCCCCGGATCGTCGGGATCGATCTCGAAGCGGGTGCCTTCGCGGCCGAGGATTTCGGCCAGCGTCGGCTTGAGGGCATCGGGAATAGCCGAGAGAGGGGGCAGCTTTGCGACGGTCAGCATCGGGCGCCTCGTGCGCGGGAGAATGCAACGGGCGCACCATCCCCCACTGGCGCCTTCCGGTCGCCCCGGAAGAGTTCCGTCCGATCAGGGATCGTCGAACAGCGATCTCTGCACCGGGTCGGCCCTCAGGTCGGCCCGGATCTGGCGCGCGTGGCGCCCGGTGCAACCCGCCAGCAGCGCGGCCTGCCGGGGACTGGCGCCCCGGTCCAGGGCCTCGGCCACGCGCCGCTTCTTGCCGCCGATATTGCACCCTCGCGGGATATCGATACGGTGGCCACCGTATTCCGCCGCCAGCGCCTGCAACCCATCCCATCCGATCAGCCGCGCCAATGCGTGGTCGGGCTTCGGCCGTTTGGGAATATACTGCTTTTCCACGCCGCCGAGCGCCTCGACCAGCCGTTGCGCGGCAGATGCCCCGATCACCGCCGCGAGATCGCGCAAGGAGGGGGGAAGCGCGTCGCTCACGACTGCAACGCCACGCCCTTGCGCGCGGCCCAGGATTTCAGCCCCTCGATCACCCGGCCCCAGCCGGCGGCGTCGAGCGCCCCCAACTCCTGGCCGGTCTGCCGCTTGATATAGGCGTCCAGCGCCCGGTCGGACCGGTTGTTCACGACGCCGCCTTCGAACAGCGCGATCCAGATGGCGCGCGCCTTGGCATGTTGGGGCGCGCCGGTAAACCGCGAGCGCGCGTCCTTACCGCCTCCCAGCTTGCGCAACCCGTCCAGCAGCCGGTCGCGTTCGGCCGCGGTCATATCCGCCGAACTCTCGCACCGGCCGTTCGAGGCCCGGTGGACGATGGCCCGATATGCGTCATCGGGGAGCTTTAACTCCCGTTTCATGGCGTGGATGGCCTGCAAATCCTTCTTGCGGGCGGCGTCGGATGGTTTGGCAGTCATGGCAGCCCTCGCACGAAAAAAGGGCGCGGCCGAACCGGCCGCGCCCCCAGGAACCCGTTGAAAACGATGGCGGCGTCAGTCGATAAGGCGGCGCTGCACTGTTGACAGGCGATCGGCGATGACAAACAGCAGGGCGTCAAGGCCCTGCGGGAACCGGCAGAGGGCGGTCGAAAGGCACAGCTCGGCGAGCCCGCGAGTCGCCCATTCCAGTTGGTTGATCTCCGCCAACACCGCCTCGATGTCCGGTCGGGGCTCAGCCATGGGATGCCTCCCCGGTGAGGACGCCGGCGGCACGCAGTTTGTTGCGCACCGTAATCCCCGGTCGATTGAGGGCAGCCCCGATCGCGTTGAGCGACTGGCCTTCGCGGTGGCGCCGAACCATCTCCGCGACCTCTTCCCCGGTCACCGGCCGGTTCTTCCAGCCCGAGGCCCGCTGCTTCCGGTTCGCAACCCCTCGCTGCCGCTCCAGCACCCGGATGTAGCGCCGCAGCAGGTCCATGTGTTCCGCCGAAAGCAGGGTAACTTGCTCCCGCAACTCCGACAGTTCGGCCGGAGCCGCCTTTCGCAGATTGATCGCCACGCCCTTTTCCCAATAATCCCAGAGCGCGTCGTCGCATTCCGCCTGGAATAACTCGACCGTCGGCCGGATCCGCTCCGGCACCTTGCGCGGCTCGATGGTCATCAGGTAGCCCGGCAGCTTGCGCAGCGGCAGGCATGCCGCCTCCTGCGGGCCGCCGGCGGAAGGTATCAACAAGATGTTGATACCCCAGCGCCGTTGGTTCGCCATGAGCTTCTTGTGCTGGCCCTGCCAACTCAGGCCGATGCCCTCGACCAGCGGCTTCATCACAACGAAGGGCTGGCCGTCGTGCTCGATCATATTCAGGCTGTGCCCATGAAAGGACACGGTCATCAGAGTCGTCATAACTCAATCCTTCACAAACAGAGTCGGTAATCCGGCGGGTTTCAGGGCCTGCTTGGCGAGATGAAAGCAGGCGACACGGAGCAGGGCGAACAGAAACGCCTTGTCCGCTCTGGCTCGGCACCACATCAGGTGCCCGAGAAACGCCCAGTGGTTGGGTGCGGCGCGCCCGCGATTGCGGGCAACGAAATCGTCCACGACCGCCTTGGCGCGGACGTACTTCGAGTCGTTTTGTGGGGATTGCGTCATGACATAGGCTCCGTAAGCTCGCGGTTGACCGCGCTCCACCGGAGACCTCGCCAAAAGTCTGGTGGTGGAGCGCAGGGGTTGGCGAACCTCCGCTTACGGACAGAGGCGCACGCTCACGCATGCCCCCTGCGCTCCACCATAAAAGCCGCGCAACATCGGTGGCGCGGCTTGAGAGCGCCGTAAGATCGGAGGGGTCGCCAAACCCCGCCGGGACCCTTTTCGCCCCGGCACCGAACACGTTAGGCGCATCTCCTAAAAATGTCAAAACGAATGTCGCAACGGCCTTGACTCTGGCGTGGGACACGCTCAAGGGTGGTCGGCTAACTCGCAAATGGAGAACAATGCCATGAAAATGCATACATTGATATGGGCCTGCCTGCTCGTGCTGGTGGCCATTCCCGTCCAGGCGCAGGAAAAGACGCCAAGCCTGGGCATCGGCCGCGAAGCCATTATTGACGCGCTGAA